GGATGCCTCTAAATGCTCTCAGGATCGACGTGATTACTACCATGACTGGGAATGTGCTTGGTCACACTGGTTCGGCTACAAACACTTCTCTTGCTGGCATCACGTTGCCTGCTGGGTTTGGCTTTGGTGGTATCATCACAAGCATCACGATCACTTCTGGCACTATCTTGGCCTACACCCTGTAATGTCTCAATTCCGGTCAGTTGGTGGCCTAGATGATCCGATTTCCGATGACGGAGATCGTGGCTTCATGGGTGTTAATCAGCGGATGCAGCTTAATCAGTTGCAGCCCGGAGAGGTGCGTGAGTCCCTTAACGGGAGAATGGATGGGTTCTGGAAGCCTCGCAAGGCAGTGGTATCAAGAAGTCAGGCTTTGACTGGTGGTGGTAACCCATTGAATTTGCCATTCTTCATATTCGATACGATATTTAAAGCTATCACGGCAGTGTCGTATACGGCCACACCAACACCCAAGGTTACCATAACTGTTGCGTCTCACGGCTTGGTTGTTGGGGAGGTTGGGAATGCTGCCATCACCGGACTGACATTTACAGGAACTGACAACAATGGCACTAAATCGGTCACAGTTGAGAGTAGTTCACTGCTTTCATTCCCTGTTACTGGCATCACCGATGTAGTCTTGGGAACAACTCCTAGAATTTCACAACTACTAATCAACGATACTTCCTCCGCGGATGTCCGAGCGTCTTGCTTGTTTAGTGATCCAAATGAAAGCAATCAGGAATACATTATTGTCGCGCTGAACACGTTTGCTCAGAAGATTAATCTCTCTACGTACGAGCAACTGGTTATCCCTTACCCTCCGGGAGCTTCCGTGGGCGAGGACACAGACATGATTCAGGTGTTTGACAAGGTGATGCTTTTCAGAAAAGGAATGCAGGCTCTTGAGTGGTATCCAAATGGAAGGCCAGTGCTACTGGCGTCGCAATCAGGTACTCTTGTGACAATGACGGTTGAAGAGCACGGGCTATCCTCTGGCGCTACAGTGGTTATCGCGGGGCTTACAGGTGGTGTTCCAGCCAATGGAACATTTGTGGTGACTGCGACTGGTCAAGACACATTCACGTATACGTTCACATCACAAAGTGTCTCATCATTTGGAGTTGTTGAAGCAACGATGACTGACGGATTCACGGTATCTCCCGGTGGGGTATACACTCAGCCGCAGATATTTATCTGCACTGGAACACAGGTTTCGGCGACAGGGGGACTTGTGTCTTTGACTGTAACTGGAAATTTGACTATTGCCACCGGAGATCCAATTGTAGTCTACGAAAACACTATTCCAGCACTTTCTCAATTATTGGGGAATGAGTATCAAGTGTTCTTTGCCAGCACTACAAGCATACAATTTTACGCGCCAGTTGGTAACATATCGAGCTCAGTAGGTTCTAATCAGATTCAAGTTGGTGGCAGATTCTCTGTTGGTGGAGGGTTCATGCATCAACCCGGAGCACCGTGGGGAACTTATTTCCAAAGAAGACTGTGGGTTCCTTATTATTATGATCAATCTGGGCCTTATAACGCTCCGATTTACAAAAACAGGAAAATCACTGACGAAGTATCAGCTTCAGATATTCTCGATACCACGACATTTGATAAAATTGAAAATCAATTTAGAATTACTGGCGGCACTTCCGATTTCGTTGTTGCCATGCATGGATTCTATGATGATGGTCTTGTTGTTTTGAATAGAAACAGCTTGCATATCGTTGCTAACACACAAGGGAGCTTGTCTGACACGATTGTAAAAGAACTTACAAATGAAGTTGGCTGCCTAGCTAGAAAGACAGTAATCATGCAAGGTAGCAATATGCTGTTTCTGTCGGATAATGGTGTGTATGCGCTGACATTCCAAGACATGTACAACTTGCGTGGTGTTGACGAACCATTGTCAAAAGTAATCCAGCCATATATTGACCGAATCAATAAATCCCTTGCTGACAAAGCGGTTGCAATTTACTACAACAATAGATATTATCTATCGGTGCCTCTTGATTCATTTGACGGAGCAAATGACGCATTGGGCAACAATGTAATCCTGGTATTTAATTTTCTAAATAAGGCGTGGGAGTCACTGGATACGTATGGAGATAGCGGATTCTACATTACGAACTTTATTGTTGCTGGAGCTGGAGCGAGAGATAACCTTTACGCCGTCACATCCAATGGTGGTTTGCATCAGATCGATGCATCAGATAGTCCAAATGACTTGTTGAACATTGCGTCTGAAGGTGGATTGCAAAAAAGTATTCCCATCAATGCTGTCCTTACAACTCGTGGTTATGACTTGAATTCATTGGGAAGAAAAAGGTTTACAGACGTTCAAATTCAAATGCAGAATCTGACAGAAGGTTCTGGAGAGGGTGAGTATTCAATTTCATTTTCTGCTGAAGACCCTGATAATGCTCAAATCATTGGAACGACAACTGACTTCTTAAATGGAGAGGTCCTGTCTCCATCATATTCTGGTGAGGCTGAAACTGCAAATGTAAGAGCAAGACTTGGAGGGATAAGAGGGTACACTGGAACAATTATTTTGACAAGGACACAAGGATCACCTAAGATCCATTCAGTAAGAGTTTCTGGATCTGAAACAAACAGGCAAATAATTTCACAAAAATAAAAATATGGGAGTATTAGACACATCGTACACATTTGATAATAATGATACTATCACGAGCACTAAGATGAATAACATCATTGATCAGAGTTCATTTACTTCCGGTGCTATTTTCGGTGACACATTGGAATTGATCTCTGGACAGTTGAAAGTCAGGGCACTTGGAATTACTTCTTCTGAACTTGGGGCCAACGCTGTTACTACGGCAAAGATTACTAACAATAATGTAACTAGTCCAAAGTTGGAAACCAACATTTCAATTGCTGGGACGCTTTCAGTTGCTGGGACATCGACACATACGGGTGAGTCCATATTCACAAATGGTCTTGTTGTTGGAACGGCATCGTTTCCAGTACCTAGTGGTTCTGGCTCACTGTACGCAGCGCGAGCATGGGGAAGATTTAATGCGACATCAAGTGGTGGAACATTAGTTAATGGACGGAATATAGCATCAATTTCAAGAACTTCCATTGGAAAATACGTGATCACATTTACTTCTGGAACAATACCTACAAATCCAGCAATTCTAGTAACGTCTTCCGCAATCAATTTCATTACTGCAAGTTCCAGTTCTTCTGTTAACTTATCTTTTCTTAATACCTCAGGAACGATTGTTGATCCCCTTACTATTCATATTGCGGTTTTTGCATAATAATAAATGAGTCCGCTTCATTCAGCAATATCGATTTATGCAGAGCACCTGATTGATTTCAATTACGAACTTGAATTCCACCTGCTTCATGGAATTGTATTCTCCGACGACAAGACGTTCATGTTTGCCATCCCATGCGATATTGAAAACCCAGAGATTCCAGTTCCGATTGACAATGCAAACTGTATCTTTTTCTCAATGCTGGCGGGTGATATGAAGCACGCAATGGAGGTGTTTCAAGACCGATTTGACTTTATCGCATTTAAGAGACAGTTTAAAAATTCTAATCACACAAGATTCTATTCTTACTCGCAATTTCACAAAAAACTAAAATAATATTATGGGAGGATCAACCAAAGTACCAAAGCCAAAGGAGCCAGATATTGGACAAGACATTTCCAAGTATGTGGCTGGATACAGGGAAGCATTGCCAAGGGTAATGCGTCTTGAGCAACAGTATCGCCCTCAGTTTGGAGCGTTGAACCTAGCTGACATTGGTCAGTATCAACAAGGACTCCAAGCACTACAGGGTGGTGCTACTGCCACTGCTCAAGAACAACTTGGTGCTGCTAGAGGTGCTGAGTTTGCTGGTATGACTGGTCAGGCTGAACAGGTCAGGGGTCTTCTTGGTGCAATTAGCCCAGAGTCTCAACGCATGATGGAGCTTCAGAACCTGCAAGCTGAACAAGCATACGCATCGTCGCAAGGACTATCCCCTCAAGAGCAAAGATCTGCAACTCAGGCTGCGCGTGAATCATATGGTGCTGCTGGTAGACTTGGTGGGAACCTTGGAATCGTGGGTGAAGCTATGGGCAGGGAGAGTGTATTGGCCCAGAAACGGCAAGAGGCGGCTGGACGCATCGGTCAGGCATACGGAACGTCACAACAGTTCTATTCTCCAGCCCTGAGCCTAATAGTGCCATAATGTTAGTCTTTCATGTAAGAGATTTTTTCTTGAGATGCCCACGGAACCATTGATGAGATATTTTCAACGGTCATGTCAAGTTTTGGGCAGTGAGTAAATTTTGGTGCGGTAGATCTGCAATCAATGCAGTTGGTGCAGGCATGAACGTAGTCCATATTGTGACGCTTGTCAGACTTCT